TTTGTGGTTCTACTTTATGGAATGTAAAAGCAATGTTTGAAGATGGAGAAGTTTCTTTATATATGTTAGATATGGAGTGTGCTTTGTGTGGCAGTTTAGCAACTGCTCCAACGCCAATAGATAATGTTTAAAGGAATTTTAAAACCGTATCAACCCGAAGCAGTAGACAAAATGGTTACTCGTAAAAGAATGCTTGTTGCATATGAGATGGGACTTGGAAAGACTTGTATGACTATTGCAGCACTAGAGAAGTTAAAAGAAAATGGAGAATTAAATAAACCTATTTTAGTAATTGCTTTATCTAGTTTAAAATATCAATGGGAAAAAGAAATAAACAAATTTTCTGATGCAAGAACTGTAGTTATAGATGGTTCAAGAAGCACTCGGTGGGTTCGTTGGGAAAGAGAACTTAGTGGAGTAAGATCTTCAGATTATATTATTTGTAACTATGAAACGGTTGTTAATGATTGGGATTGTATTAAAGATGAGGACTGGGGAGCAGTAGTGTGTGACGAGGCTACAGCAATAAAAAGTTTTAGATCCAAACGTTCAAAGGCTGTAAAAAAATTATCAGCAAATGTTCCTATTAGATTTGCTCTTACTGGTACTCCAATAGAAAATGGTAAACCAGAAGAGGTATATAGCATTATGCAATTTGTAGATCCAAAATTACTTGGAAGATTTGATTTGTTTGATCAAACTTTTATTGTAAGAAATCATTTTGGTGGTGTTCAACGGTATAGAAACTTACCTATATTTCACTCAAAAATGAAAGAAGCATCGGTCCGAAAAATACAAACAGATCCAGATGTTGCTCCTTATTTGCCAGACACTATTCATTTAGATCCAATCAAAATTTCTTTTGATACAAAAACGTCTGAGTTGTACAACTTAATTGCTAATGAATTAAGTCAAGAACTATACGAAGCACAGCAATTGCTTGGAGCAAACTTTTCTTTGTTAGCACATTATGGTCACGACAGTAAATCAGGAGGTCCAGCAGACATGATGAGGGGTTCTATTATGTCTAAGATTACTTCTTTAAGAATGCTGTGTGATCATCCCAATCTATTAATTGATAGTTCTAAAAAATTTTTGAAACAAGAAGGCGAAGGCAGTGCTTATGCCTATAGTTTAAACGAACGTTCTTTGTTAGAAAATATAACTAAACAACCAAAATTAGATATATTAAAAAATTATGTGGCTGATCATTTAGAAACTGATCCAGAAGCAAAGGTAGTTATCTTTACGTCTTGGGTTGGTATGCTTTCTAGAATTCAAGAAATTACTGGTGGAACTATCTATACAGGAAGTATGAATGCAAAAGAAAAAGAAGCAAGTAAAGAAAAGTTTCTTACAGATCCAAATTGTCGTGTGTTTATTTCATCAGATGCAGGTGGCTACGGTGTAGATTTACCTATTGCAAATTTGTTGATAAACTATGATTTGCCTTGGTCCGCAGGTTTAGCCGTGCAAAGAAATGGACGCATTAAACGAGCATCTAGTAGGTGGCCAAGCATAATTATTCAAGATATTATTGTTTTGAACTCTATTGAAGAACGACAGTTTGAGATGCTTCAACAAAAAAACGCAGTAGCAGACGCAGTAATGGATGGAACAGGAATCAATTCTAAGGGAGGAATTGACCTAACCGTTGGAAGTCTGATAAGTTTCCTACAACAACAGAGACCTTGAGGGGGTTAACATGGCAAGAATAAAAGAAGAAGAACCTAGAGTTCCTGCAGTAGACGATCTTGAAGCGCAGGCTAAACAATACATATTTTTTAAAAAACAAGTTGAGTATTTTGAATCAGAGTTAAAATCTCTTAGAGAAAAATTATTTGAACTTGTTGATACAAAAGGTGAAGTAGATGGAAATGGAAATGTGTTTTTTGAACTTCCAAATGAAATTGATGGAGTAAGAATACTTCAAAAACAACGTCGTGTATCAAGAAAAATTGAAGAAGGTGTTGCAGAACAAATAATTGCTGATAAAGGAATGGAAGAACAACTTTATAAAACAGTTAGAATTGTTGATGAAGATGCTTTAATGGCTGCTCTCTACGAGGGTCAACTAACAGAAGAAGAAATTGATCAAATGTATCCACAAAAAATTATTTGGGCATTGGTTTTAAACAAGAAGTAATCATGGCTGGATTACGTGGAGAAGATGAGATTCTAGAAGCGTTTGCTGATTTAGAATACATACCAGGTTCTAAAAGAAAACGTCGTGAAGAAGATCCAAAAGTTTCTCGCCGTAAAAACGGAGAGAGTAATGGTTGGGATGCAAACCCAATTATTAAAACATTAGGTGGAAAAGAAACAGAGGTATTTACAATCGGTGCGTTAGCACTAGCATTGGAAAAGACTATTGTTACTGTCCGCTTATGGGAAAGAAAAGGCTACATACCTCGTGCACCTTATAGACTGCGATCTAAAACTCTAAAAGGAGAAAAGATTGGTGGTAATAGGGTATACACCAGGGCCTTGATTGAGTCCGTTATTGAAGAGTTTTCAAAACGTGGCTTACTAGGGTCTGCTCGTGTAGAGTGGGCTAACCAAGATGACTTGACAGAGGCTTTAGTTAGTCGCTGGAAAGAAATCACATCCACCGAGAGCCAGTAGATATTAAATTTGTACAGAGATACAAAATACTCCGTGCCTCATTACCGAAAGAAGAAATAAATGCCAATAACCAAACCAACAGATGAAGTTGCAACAAGTCCTGCAAATTATCTAGATGAAGATAGCGAAACTGCAGAACCAAAAATTGGTACTACAGTTCAACAAGGTTGGGAAGCAGCAGAGGCTCTTTTAACTGAGACTTCTGGAGATTTTCCAACAGAGTTTCGTTTTTCTGAACAACCACAACTAATAAAGTTTTTAGAGGACGGACCATTCCGTGTCTATGAACAGCATTGGATTGAACGTCCAACAGGCAAAAAATCTTTTGTTGCCTTAGCAGAAAACGATCCGTTTACTGACATTCTTGGAAGTAAACCACGTTCACGTTTTGCATTCAACGTTCTTGTGTTAACTGGTGAAGCACAGGGTGTACAGATTCTTACCGCCCCACCAACACTTGCACGTTTAATAAAGAAGTCTCATGAAGATGAGCGCAAAGGACCTCTGTCAAAAGAGTTCTGGGAGATTTCTCGCATGGGAACAGGACCTACAACTAACTACACTATGGAGTTTGTTCGTGGTCGTGACCTTGCAGAGGAATGGAAGTTGAACCTCGATGAGGTTCAAGAGTTAGTAGCACGGGCTGTTCCGTATACAGCAGAAGTAATTCGAGAGACCCCTCGCTCCGAAATGCTAAAGATTGCTCGCTCCTTGGTTTAACCAAGATTCCAATGTGGTGGAGCCTGTTTATTTCCGTTTTCAGGCTCCCCCACTCAACTTATTAGTGAGGGAAAATTATGAATATTATTACAACCAAAGAACAATTAAATGATCTTGTTAACTATTACTCATCCGTAAATGCATTTGCATTTGACGTTGAGACTGTTGGCGAAAATAGAATTCAACCAGTAGTAAACGATGTGTTATGGATATCTTTAGCCACAGAAGGAAGAACAGACGTTATTCCAATGGGTCATCCAAATGGAGAATTTTTAAATTGGGATAAAGAACTTTTGTTAAGTGGTCAACGCAAGGCAGTTGCTGGTAAGTTATTAACAGATGCAGATTATTCTAAAAATAAAGCAAAATGGAAACCAATTTTTGATTTACCACCAGAACAATTACTTCCTGGAGAAGTATTCCAAGCATTAAAACCTTTGTTTTTTAGTGATAAGTTAAAAATAGGACACAATGTAAAGTTTGATTTAAAATCAATTGCTAAATATTATCGTGGGGTTGTTCCTTCTAAACCTTTTTTTGATACTTTAATGGCAGCCTTTATTATTGATAATAGAAATAGAACAGCCTTAAACCTTGCTGCTTGTGCTGAAAGAGAGTTAAGTTTAAAAGTAGAAAAAGGAGTAGGCGCTGAAGTTGAGGTTCACGCTTTCTCCGTTGTTGCTAAGTATGCAGGAATAGATGCAGAAGTAACTTGGAATTTATACAAAACTTTTTCTCCAAAACTAGAGAATGGTTTAAGAGATGTTTGGGATTTAGAAATGAATCTAATTCCAGCATTGTGTGATATGGAGTTAACTGGTGCAACAATTGATGTAAAAGAATTAACTTCTTTAAAAGCCAGTCTTGAAAAAGATATTGATTTAGCAAAGGCTAAGGCTTGGAAGTTAACTGGAAAACCTTTTGCAATGAATTCAATAAAAGAAAAACAAGAACTATTGTTTTCTCCTAAACCAGAAGGTCGTGGTATTAAACCAAATTTACGTGTACGGGTAGCCCTTACCGCAAGAGGACAAGCCGTTGCAGAAACAGACTCTAGTAATTTAACTATACATCACTATTCTGTTTCTTCAGATGCCCTTGAGTTCTATAGATCTAAAGATGAATTAGTAGATGCAATTCTTGAGTATCAAGATTTAAATAAATTAATGACAACATACGTAATGCCTTATCTTGGTGGTGA